GCACCTGTCATTTGAACTTCAAATAAATTAGCTCTTGCACCTGCATTGTTTAATGCAGTACTTCTAAACTTATTGATTGAAAAAGGCATTTTTATTTCTCCCCGATGACAAAAATTGAAGATGTGATGGGGAAGTTTATTTTACAAGTGCTGCCTTCGCATGCCATCGTCTTCCCCCATCCTTTAGGTTATATATTATTTATACTACTTTTTATCCACCAACTACTTCTGCAAATTCAACTCCACTACGAACCGCAACAAAGTTTAATTGGATAAAGTTGATTGAACGATTTGGTTTAACAAAAATGTCACC